CGAAAACGCCAACCATCGCCAGATTCAGGTGAACCATTACCCATGCGGTTAGCATAGATTTTATTCGCAATCATTTCTGGTTTGCGAGCATAAGGTTGTGCAGACTCAAGTGTAGGGAAATACTTCTTGAAAATACCATTCAATCCCTGTGCTGAGTAGTTTAAGTTTTCTTCAAATACTGTCCAACCACCAGACTCATGACCACACTGCGCAAGGAATGCTGCAATTCGATGCGGTGTATTAATCTCGTATGTTGGAAATACATTACTCATTGACTCTGCCCAAGAGTTTGGATCTTGTGCTCTCGGGAATAGGTGTCTAAATTGATCTCCAGTTATCATTTTTTTCTGTCCTCGTAATCTTCGTATTTGAGTTTAGCCAAGATATAATCTTTGACCAGTGATGAACGAACAATATCATCTACGGTAAATTCAATACGAGTAAATGCCTTCATATGCTGGGCAATGTCAAAAAATTTCAAGATACCTGTAACATCGTTCTTACGCTTATTTAGATCAGTCTGACGATAGTCTCCACACCAGATAATCTTAGACATGTGACCAACACGTGTCATAACTGTGTCGATCTCTTCATAAGTTAAATTCTGCATCTCATCAACGATAATGATAGCATTATCAAAAGACATACCACGAATGAAGGAAGTGGAGATAAACTGAATATGTCCCTGTTCTTCTAAACGATCCCATGCGTCTTTACGATCAAATAGCTGATGGCAAATTTGACGATATGGTTGTTCATAAATTTCCATCTTTTCACCGACATCTCCTGGAAGATGACCAATCTCACGAGATTGTACTGCAGAACGAACTACAATAATTTTATTAAATGGATTTGATTTATCGAGAACTTCTTCGATCGCTTTGTAGAGAGCAATGAATGTTTTTCCTGTACCTGCTACACCATGTAATGCTATAAAATAGTCACCTGTTTTGTATGCATCAAAAAATAATTTCTGGTTGTCAGTTAGTGGTTGGAATGTTCGTAAATTATCTAATCTCAATCTTAATTGATTACTGCCAACTGGTTTTGACTCACGTTCTTCATTATTAATTTCTATTACTTTTTTTGCTGCGGACGTACGAGCCATTGAATATCCTTAAAGTTGTGATGATGATTTGTCGAGTTGACTTCCTGGAGTTTTTTCGTGGATTCTTTGTAGCACCTCCTTAAATCCTGTATCATATTTTTTAACAGCTGAAATGTGATCACCAGTGAACGCAGGTGCGCCAGTAATAACTGTTTCTAGATTGGGGTTTTGACTGAGAAATTCTTCACGCTCAGCGATGCGCATAATCTTATCAAAAACTTCGCCTGATTCTTTATTGCGAAAACTATATGTTGGCATAATATCTCCTTACACTTTTATTTATACATTTAGATTGAATGCCACGACAATTCTTTCTTCAGAAATCACACTACTTGGCACTTGATGATCCAACCAACTTGGCCACATCAATAACATACCTTCTGTGGGATTAATAACATACTCAGATAGTAGACTATATCTTTCTCTTCCACTTCCAAATATTGGTGGATAATGAATGAATTTCCAATAATCTCTTGGATCATTGAAAATAATAGGAGAACAATTTTGTGGAGTTTTTAAATAGAAACATCCAGATAATACAGATTCTGGATGTGAGTGGACAGGATGTGCACCACCAGTTGTTATTTTATTGAACAGATAATATGGATCAAGTTTCCACTTAGAAGAATCTATACAATGGTCTTCAAAGTATTTTCTAGCAGTAGATTTTAGAAATGAAGATAACTTATCTAATCTATTATCAGTTTTCTGCTTCAATCCAGCTGTGTTTACATTATATGTAGAAATATAATTCTCTTGATTGGAATAATTCGAACCAAGAGAATTTATGTAATCAATAGCAACAGGTAATATTTCTTGAGAGAGTTCCCTTTCAACACTATAGAATAGTGGAGTTGGAAACATATTGATATAACTCATGTTATCCAAGAAGGCGCTTGGCGATTTTTCCAAGAGAACATTCGTGTTTTGTCGCCAAGATAATAATTTTTATAAGACTGAATAGAATCACCAGCTACTTTATAGTGGTCTGGCATGGCTGGAGTTGGCTCAGTAAATTCTGCAATGGGAATATTCTTTGGAGGAATCATTAGCTCAGAGTCCAATCGTTCACATGCATGATGTTTACCATATCGATGTGTATACTCATTACACAACCATCCGAACAATTCATAGAGCCAAATATAATTTGCTTGTGATTGCCTCACCCAAATAGCAGAGGGATGATTAATATGAGTAGCACTATACAATATATCGTTACGATCGTCGGAGAGAATGTATTGCTGTTGTTTGCGACCAGACTTAGATAGACCAATAGTGAGAATACCGTCGATAACACGATGGGCAGTAGAAAGTAGTTGTGCATATTCTAAAATCATTTTAACGCAGTGCTTATCCACATGCATTTCTGCGCAGGTTTTAGGATCATTGTGGAGATAAAATATATTCATAGTCACCAATGGCGAATCACGCCAGCAATAATAAAGAAATTTGTAATGAGATAGCAAGCAAGAATAACAGTACGAATGATAGCAATTCTATCAGATTCAGAATCGTTGCTCCCAGACTTTTCACCTAATGCCTTACACCACAGACGCCACATCGCCAATCCTTACACGTGGAACATCTTGCCAAGTACCATGGATTTTAATGTTACCGTATTGATCGTGGGTATTGCGTTTTACTTGTAAAGCAACTTTAGTGATTTTACCATCTTCTACCTGCTCAACTACCTGAAAATCATAACTGATTGGTTCAGGCATTGTGATGGATGGTGCCATTGGTGTTTGAATTGGTGGGGCTGGTGGAACAGTTCCAAAAAATGTATTTGTTGTTAGATTCATGATATGATCATCCTAATTAAACCGATTGTATCGATAGTTGTCAACAGAATGTAGTTAGCCAACATGCCAAAAGATTGCCTAGTCCAAGCAGCCCAAGCATACAAGGCACAACCAGCAATCCAGACAGGATAAAGAGCCAGAAGCGGAGGGTTGGGGACTGTGAGTGCCATAGTGATACTACAGCCAATACTAATAGCCCAAGCAAGCAACTCAACAAAAAAGCGAATTCTGTTAGACTTAAAATCATCTTTTATCCATTGTATAGTTGGTGCAAAAATATCAAGCATATGTACCCATATCATCAAAACCAAATTTTAGTGCATGCATCCCAAGAATTCCACGAATAACATCGTGGAGTTGTTGAATGCTGTCTTGTGCAGTGGTATGCAGAATGCCATGGCCACCTTTTTCATTGAAAGGACGAATGCAACCTATAGAATCATCAATCAAAATCGCATGGTCATGCGCATATTGAGATTTTTCTTCTTTGGAACGCACAAAATTAGGTTTGTAAGGAATATTGTGCTTGTTCAACCACGTGATTTTTTGTGATTTTGCTTCATTTCCCTGATGAGAGTCAAAAGTGCCCATTGAAGTCAGCATCTCAACCTTAATACCATCAAGTTTTGACACATAGTTCAACAATTCTTGTGCGTCTGGCATGAATTCCAGGTCTTCAAAAATTTTATATGTGAAAACAGCCTCACGAAACTTCTTTCGATCAGCTTTTTCGGGGTCTAGTTTGCGATATGCCTTGTCAAAGTTGCAAAGCACGCCATCCATGTCTAAGTATAATGTAATCATAACAATATTTTACCTCAAAAATCATAAAAAATCAAGTTTTTTGCACAAATTTTGACAAATCAGGTGGTTTCCAACCTTCTGGTTTGAGAATTTTGCCGTCTTCACGTCTACGAGCCTTGCCAGTGACAGGATCAACCTTTGCCATATTAGTTCTAAGCACTTCATCCCATGCTTTTGTAACATCAAATCCTTTCATATGACAAAATCCAAGTGTAACCCAGATTAAATCCATGCAAGCATCAAGTTGTTCAACATCATCTTTGGCATTTCTTGCTGCAATAAACTCAGAAAACTCTTCTACCATCAAATTATGATAGAGACTAGAATTTTCGATACTAGGTTTTTGATCGCATGCATTTTGAAATAGCAATACATCGAGAGACATAGTCATAGCGTTTCCTTCTTTTTTAGTGACCAAGATCCATTTTGCATATCTTCCCAGATTAGCGTATCACCAAAATCCCATCCAACCTGTGCTAACATGTCAGGTGGAAATGGCATAATAAGTTCACCAGTTGCTGGGTCTTCTTCTAATTTAATAGTCCAGTGTTTATTTTCTTTTTCATTCATAGTTAATCTCCAACCAATTAGTTTGATCAGGCAATACTTCAATAGTGATTCCATTATCTGCTGCTCTTTTAGTTAAACCATCAAGAACACCATAACCATATCCAGTTGCACCATACATTCCCTTACGGCATGCATAAACTGAACCACTGGATCCATCAAAGAAGAAGTAATCTGTTTTCTCAGTTACCTTAGTGATGCCTGAATTTAGTTTCCAAGAATCACCATCAAGATAACCACCAGCCCAACAAGCAAAAACTTTATAGACTGGTGGTAAATCGTTTCCAGTAATCTTGACAACCATCCACTTGTCTGGATTGTAATCACTCATACTTCTACTACCTTTAATTCAAAACGATCTGCACGATCTTCGTAGTTGATATAACCACGAGGATTGCAGACAATACGAGTCGAAGCAATCATGTAGTCGAAGTCTTCATGAGTGTGACCATGAGTCCACAATTTTATTTCTGGATGATCAAGAATAAAATCAGAAAGATCAGAAGAATAACCACCATTCATAAGAGTTTCATCTTTGTAGCGTGGATGAGTGGATTGTTTACTTGGTGCATGATGACCAACAACAATCACATTCATCCATGGTGGAGTGTCTTTCAATGTTTTAGACAAAACGCTTAACATAACCTTATGATCTTCTACTGCATCTTGTGGAGAGAATAGAGCAGCACGAGTTTTAAACTTTGCATTTCCGTTTTCATCAAATGTTCTATATGATACTTCACGATTACTATTATCGACAATACGGAAGTCGTTCATCATACGAGAAATCTCATGCAGAGTCAAAGGATCTTCTTTATTCATATCTGTCCAAAGAGTGCCACCGACGAAACGATGGTCAGCATCATAATCCCAAACTTCGTTATCAAGAAAATGCACATTGTCTAGATTATTCGCCTTCAACATTTCACGAATTTTAGTTGCGCTAGTAGCAAAGTCACCATGATAGTGCTCATGATTACCCATAACATAAACTACATGAGGGAATTGAAATGAACAACGCTTGAAGAATTCTACAAAGCGACTGCTTCGACCACCTTCCATAAAGTTGTGTGGATCTGGTTTACCAAGATCGTTTGCGACCATGATATCACCACTGAGCACAAGTACATCTGCATTCTCAGTATTTTTTAAATCAAGGTCACCAAACTCTAGGTGAACATCAGAGCAAATTGCAATTTTAATAGTCATTTAATCACCATCAGTATTCGTTAAGTGCAACCATCCAGTTGCGATAATCTTTTCTTCATTTGGAGCAACAATGCCCCTATGTGTATGTGTCCAATCTGCTGGCCATAACACTGTCAAACCCTTTTCTGCCTTTAATGCAGTTTCACCACGGACTTCACGTTGATAAGCAAACTCAGTGCCACCACCTTCGTTCACATCATTTAGATATGTCATAAACACTAGGTGTCTATTACAATTGGGTGGAATGGATCGATCTCTTTCGTGATGCCATACTTTAAATCCACCACCTGCTGGATACTTCTGTATGTTCATACCTTCGACTGGGAGAAGAGAAACTGTGTTTGCAGCTACCCACTTTTTCATATATTCATCAACGCAAGACTTTAGTGCGCTTGCATATTCCATCGGCATCATCTGGTCAATGGTTAAGTGCAAATCAGTCGAGTGTTTAATGGAGTGATCCACAACACCTGTTTTAGTTACTCCATCTTCCCATCTATCAGAATTGAAATTGTAATAGTCAATTAGAATATCGCAAATAGATGGCTCTATGTACCAACCCATTACAAATATGTTTTCTTTGTTTACAATATGTTCTCTCATTGATATATTATACCTCAGATCTTAATTAAAGGCAAGAACTATTTTAGGAAAATTTGAATAGATGCACGAATTGATCCAACACGAATAACTGGAGTGACACAGTGGTCTATTCCACCAGTCTGAATAACCATCATATTGAATTCTGGAATCAATCCTTTAATTTGTTCATCTTCTCTGTAAAGAAATAATCCACCATCATCTCGACCCCATACATCATTTAGATAGATCGTGGCACCTGCAACATATCCCTCATCTGTATGCCATGGGATATAAGATCCTCTGGTCCAGTAGTGAAACATTACATTGGATTGAGTATACTCTGGCACAGGATTGACGAATTGTAGAATCTGTTCCTTCAGTGAACCATCTGGAATATCATAAATGAATACAGGTGTGCTTTCCTGAACCAACCCCTGTCCCCATCCACAGTTAGTTCTTAGATTAGATTTTAGAAATTGTTTCTGTGATTCATCTAAGCACTGTTTCATCAAAGGTAATGGGAGTGAATCTTTAATTACTGTTATCATCTTTTCTCTGCTTGTAGTACTTGAACAACTTCACACACTGTGCAAACTGAATTGGGTGATGATCTGGATTCGGCAGTTCACCGAACCACTCTAGCATTTCTTCATACATCTTAATTACTTCTTCGTTGGTCATAGTATGGATTGTGTGGGTTTCTTATTGGAATCTGTACTGGAAACGAACCCACTGCTGTATCCAAACTGATGTTGACATTATATGTATAAGTCGTGCATCCAGAGATTAATACAACGAGAGCGAGTAATAATTTCATGGGAGGTAGATTTTTCCATCGTTCTGCTCGACTTCAATACCACGAACAATCATATCAGGCATATCGTCAATCCAAACATGGATGTTAATATTATTGGCATACATATATGCACGCTTTCCCTGCATCGCAGTGAAGTAACAATTCTGACGACCAACCATCTGACCAATCGATCCAAGCACTTCTTCATCGTTGGGGTTTGCACGTGCAGTAACGCAATAGACATTATGTCCATTCTTTAGTGCGAGACCAATAAAGGCATCCCACATCTGGGGATCTCTTGTATATGTGTCATCAAAGTCTATCGCTAGATTCATCCTTTATCCTTTTGTTTTGGGCTTTTCTTTCCGACTTCCAGAAAGTACGCTTCCAGTCCTTTAGATGCTTCCACCATTGAGGACTCTTGGTCAGGTTTCCCTGTTTCACATTCGCCATATAATTCTCCTCCGTATGCTTCAAGGATTGTGTTAATACAATAGATGTACTCACGATTTTTGGGTAGATCTTCTGGGTGTAGCCATGCGCCATTTACCACATGGTTATCAATCTCATTCTGAAGAAAATCTCGCCACTCAGTCAAATCTAACCGAGTGATGCGTTGTGCTGTTTCAATGTCAATACCTATCATCTTGATACCCTTACTTCTGCTGTGGGATTGTCCCAACATGCGTTACGATACTCATACACAAAATTCACTAATCCATCATAAG